GCTTCGTGTTGTCATACTCTTTTGGATTTGGTTGAACAAAAATAACTATTTTCGTATTACACTAATACGAACTTCTGAAAACTTTATTATAAATCGGTCCATGTCGCTCCGCCGTTGGTGCTCTTTTTAATGCCTCCGGACTCAATCTTGAGACAAACGCCCTCAATATTTACGTAAAAATCGCTTTCGCTGAAGCGGACGAAGCCGTTTGTATTGCGATATACAAAGCCGTTCCGGAAGGAAGCAAAGCCGGTGAGGCCCTTGTAGTCCGGCGGCAAAACTATGCTAATACGTAAACCGTTTTCAAGCTTCAGCATCATCCATGGGTTATAAATTCCGTCTCCGTCATCTACCGGGTAGCTAAATCCGTTTATGAATGTGTTACCCTCTTGATAGCTATAGTAATAGTCTTGGGCATCTACGTGTACGTGCAAATGATCTACAATTACGCGAAGGGAGAATACACCACCTTCTGGTACTGTTATGCTGTTGGCTGTTCTGGTGAAATTTATAAGGTTTACGCCTGTCCAATAGTTGAAATTGTTGCAAAGTTGCGATTCCCCGCTAAGAAAGCCGCTTCCTGTACCGAGGCATAAGTATGGTATTCCGTCCTTGTATAGCCACATTTTGGGTCCTTCCATCGTTACGGTGCACTTGCTTACGTTTGCCAGCCCGTATTCGTTCAGCCCGTCCTCTAATGAAATCCAGAAAGGCGGGACCCAGCTCAAATCTGGCAAAGTATTAAACTTTATTTCGCTGGTAGCTGGTACGTAACCGAGGCTATAGTTGAAGATTTCCGCGTTGTAATAGCTAAAAATCGTTTCTTCGAAGTGGGCTTCGTGCTCAAGATCTGCGTTCCTATATTCGTCCGTTAGTGGCGGATCGAAGCCTTCAGGCTTGATAATAGTCGCTTCCATTCCTGGTGTGTCGGAAAGCTTGAAAAGTCCAGGGTTGTCGTCGTTAGTTATAAGCAGATCAGTTTCTCCCTTTGTGGTTCCCTTTATTGCGTTGCCTGCTATCTCTATACGCTGGAACTTATTAGCGACCTTGTTTTCTATCCTGGCACCGTATGCGATAAGCTTTTCAAGGTGTGCCGTACCGTCCTGAAGCACCCGGAATGGTGCCGATTCTCTCTCCGCGAAGGTCTTGCCGGCCCAATAGCGAACCGCTGCCGAGCCTGTACCTTTGCCGGTCATACCCGCAAGCACCTGGCCGTCCTCTCCTGCTACCTGAAGCGTTCCGGAAGTTACGAGGCCGCCGTCTATGGCTGTCTTGGTGTTGTCATAGCCTAATTCTTCTATAGTCTTGCCGTCCAGGAACAGGATGCGCCCGCCAATCGCTCCGGCATCCAGGTCGAAGTAGGTCTTTCCGTCTGCGCTCTGGATCCGCCCGGTCTTTATGAAGCGCCCGTTTACCGTGCTGCTTCCGTAAGTAAGCGCCAGGACCCTCGCTCCGTGGCTGCCGTCCTCATCTGCAATAACCGACGAAAGGGTGCCTACAAGGAAATAATAGTAATTCGCTTCTTCGTCCACCTTCCTCTGCTTCGTGTCTGTTACAATTATTCCCGCGTCTCCCGTCCTCTGGCATTTGGCGTAAACGTAGTATATGCTTTCGGCCTGCAGCGCGCTTATCGAAACGGCGGCTATATTCCAGGATCTGACTGTTTCCTCTATTGCGAAATGTGCCAATATTCCGGCGCTGGAAGCAATACTATTTGCGTCCCCGTTATAGTTCGGTTCGAAGTTTACGCCGGCCAGCGTGAACTGCTGGCTTTTCGCTCCTACGGCCAGCATCGTGGTCTCAATGCTCAACGGCTTTATTTTCTCCGTGTAGTAGTTTCCGTCCGGGTCAAATACGGCGGAGAGGACGTCCTGTGTCGCCCTCCAATTCCTGCGCGCTTTGGCTATGTTCGTCAAGTCGTTGGCCTGGATTATTTCCTTAATCTCCTGAACGTCCGAAACTGCGCGCGTTATGGTGGTCGCGCGGGCTTCTGCGTCCGAAAGTGTTAATTTGTAGCTGTACGGGTCCAGAAGGTCTCTTGTTAGCTCTTTTATCCTGATATTTCGCTGGACTCCGAGGTCGGCATCCTCAATCTTCAAATAATCCCCCGGAAGGAAAAGCGCGGCTTCCGTGCCGTCCTCTGCGAACTTTCGCAAGAAGCTCTTTTCTATCTCAATGCTGTAGGAAGCTTGCGGCGCTTTGTTTGTGTCGTAAGCTTCCAGCCCTTCCTCCTGCAGCTTCGCCTCCGCTTCTTCGATGTAGCTCTGCGGCACTTTGATTTCTGTCAAGAAATAAGTATCGCCAATGTCAAAGTAACGGGCGGCGCTGTTCGGATCCGGGAAGACAAAGCCTGAAGCGTCCGTAAAGCTCTTTATTTTGAACCTCTTTTTTGCGTGATTGTAGCTAACTATTTCGAAGCTGTAGCCGGCCAGCTGTCCCGTTGTAAACTCAATCTTCGGGGCGGTTCCGTCAAGCATCCACAATGTGTTGCCCTCAAGGTCTTTTTCGCAGAGGTCAAAGTCCATCGTTCCGTCCTCGAAGCTCAGCGGCTCGTCCTGGACGAAGCCGGTAACTTTGCCGTAGCGCTGCGGGAAAATATCGTTAAACTCTTTACGGGCTTCCCTCAATCCGTAACGCTCAACGGCTGCAGCATCCTCAATATAGGAGGCGTTCCGGCTCTTATCCGGCAGACAAAGCCTGTTATACCTGTAATCCGTCGGGATGTTCTTGTTTGCCCCGTAGCAATAAAGGCGCGTAATAATGTTAGCGCCGCTTACGCTCTTGCGCTCTATGCTGTAAAGTCCGCCTTGCGAGCCATACTCAAACAAAAACGGGAATACGCTGCCAACGCTTCGGAAGTTGATTGTAAGCGTGCCCAGATCCTCCGTAATATCTACTTCCGTGTTGAACTGCGTGCAAAGGTCCCACATAACGTCCAGGCAGTTACGCCCTACGTAACTAAGCGTTTTAACGGTGTCGCTTTTTGGTGTTACGCCCTTTTTCCAGCGCCCTGGGCTTGTTCTGTTGGCGTTGGTGATAAGCAGGTTCACGAAGGTGTCTAAAGTCCCCGTAAGGCTGTCTAAAGCCGTATTTTCCGGCAGCAGCCATTGTGTGTCCACGAGCTCGTACTGCCGGCCCTCAAAGGTAAGGTTATAGCTGAAGCGGCGCGGCCCGGTCTTTTTAACCGGAGGCAGCGCGTTAAGCGTGTACGTTTCGCCTGAAAATGCCGTTATTTGGTCGCCGATCCTGAAGTCAAGCGGCACGCAACTCTCCACCGATAGGGTTATAGTGTCCGCCCCGCAAAAGACCTTCTTTTGGCTGGCGCTTCTTACCGTTGAAAGGGTACCGGAAACGAAAAGCGGCATTTCGCTTCCGTCCCGGTGTTTTATTATAATTTGCTCCATACTACTATGCCGTTAGTTTCGAAGTCTGTAACCTGTTCTATTACTCCGTCAATAAGCGCGTAATAGATGCCCGGTGCATTGTATGTGTGCGAAATTGTCCGCGCGGTGCCGTTGATGTCGTAGTCTGCCGTACCATCGCCCCAATGGATAGCCAGCAACTTTCTGGAGGTAAGCGTTATTTCAAGGGTCGAATTTTCCTCTCCGGTCATCTGGTGGCGTACTACGCGCTTAACCGGTTGCGGCTCGCGTAGCTTTATGGTAAAGCTCCCAACCATAAGGGCGTCGTTCCAGCGTTTTGTTATGGCTACCGAATTAGGCAGGTAAACCTCGTAAACCAGGGGCTTCGTCGGGTGTATCTCAACCATCAGACGCTGTGTACCGTCCGCGTTGAACTGCTCAAGGAAGGCGTTAAGCTTTGTAACGAAGTCTATTTTACTGTTAGCCTTTATGAAGCAGGAAAGCGTTATTTCGCGGGCTTCGAACCGTTTGCCGCTCAAATCTACCACTTCGCCGTGTTCGTCCGGCCATTCAACGCTGTAAAGCTTCTTAAGCGCCGGCCTGTCAAGCAGCCCTTTGCTGTCGCTCACCCTTACGTCCCAATTCCTGAAATTTACGCCGTTAATGTAGTATTGCAAGCTTGTAGCCGTGAGGCTGAGAAGGTCTCCTATCTCATCCGCGTTAAGCGCCTTGTTATAGATCTGGACTTCGTCTATTGAAATAACGCCATATTCGGTGCCGTATATATCCTGAATAATGGAAAACCCTGCAAGTTTGCCCGGAAGCTCAAGCGTTCCGCGCAGCTGGCTGTCAAGATAGACGCGCACCGTTGTGCCGGTCTTTACTATAGCCCAATAGCCCCAGGTTTCTGCGTTTATATCAACCCAAAGGGAGCGGCTGTTGTCCACGCCCTCGCAGTTGCAAAATACGCCTATTTTAGCGCCCATATAGCCTTCTTCCTGCGCCGGCCTCTTAAGCCAGGCCGTCAGCGTGAAGTCTGAAGCAAGATTTATTACATCCGCATCTACCTCCGCGCTTCCTTCGCCTGAAAACTCTATGCAGTTGCCTTGTCTTCCTCTGCCGAAGGTTGCCGCGCCTATGATGGTCGCATCGTGCCTCAGCTTGCTGTAGTCGTATGCCTTTACGGATCCTGCGCTTTCGTCGAAAGGCATATTAAAAATTAGGTTCTCTGAAAGTTCCATAATTAGTATGTTTTCTTGTTTTTGCGTATAATTTTAACCTGTCCGGCGTTTTCTCCGGTTATTGCATTTACGGTAGCGCCCTGGTACTGAAATACCGTAATACGGGCGTTTCCCCTGGCTTCTACGGCCAGCAGGCTGTTGTCGAAAGCGTCTATTACTACTACCGCGTTACCCTGCGCTATTACGCTGAGCCTGGTCTGGCCGGTGCAGTACAGTTGGCCGGTGCTGTAGCCGCTGTAAACTGCGTAACCCTCGCAGCTGCCATAGAAGGCGGCGCGCCTGGTATTGCCCAGGTTCGGCTTGCCGTCCACAAATATGCCCAGCGGCTCAAGCGTTTCCGGGCCAATTTGCCGTAAATAGTCAATAGACGGAACCTTGCGCTTTATACAAAAGTCTATGCCGTTAAAAAACATTTCCGAAAGCCCCTGAAGGTCTGAAGTATGGAGCAGCCTGTCGTGCCACTCTGCGCAAATGCCCGCCGCTGCGGCGGCCTTTGCCATATCCCTGTTAATGCTCATATAGCGTCGTTCTTAGTATGTTTTGCCCTGGGCCCTGAGTTCTTCGCTTATTCCGGAATAGCTGCGCAATTCGTCGTATATATCCCTGATAATGGTGTTTGCCTCTCCCATCCGGGCGTCAATGTTAGCCAGGTGGATAAGCTGGTCCCGCAGAATGTCAATGCTTATAACCTGGTTTTCGCGTACCGCGTTTGTCTGTCCGGCCAGCAGGTCGATGCTCTCCTGGCTTGCGCCGGCTATCGCTCCGGCCAGCGTGCTGGTGTCCGTCGCGTCGAGCTCCTTAAATAAGTCCTGGTAAACCTTCATAGCCTCTGCGTATTGTGCGGCTATCGCGCTGACCTTGTCTTTGAACTGCTGCTGCTCCATCTCCGTCAAGCCGTTAAAGCTGCCCGTTCCGTCCTCCCTGAAGCCCATAGCCTGCTGGAGCTGCTGGAGCGCCTGCTGAAGTGGAACCGTAAGGAACTGTTTAGAAATGGCCGCTTTTACCGCGTTGGCCATTACTTCCTTCGCAACCTGTTCCGCCGTCTGCCTGATCTTGCTCTGGCTTAAGCCGGTCCCGAAAAGGTCCGTAATACCGTCCGCAAGCTGCGAGGCAAAGTCTTTGGCGTTGGTCTGCGTTATCTCCTCCGTTATTTCAGCGATCGTGTCCTGAATGGTGCGAAGATTCTGCTTCATCTTCTCGTTGTAGTCGGCAACCTTCTCGCTATCGCTGTCCTTGTTCTGCTTTTCCAGGTTCGCCTGGATCTGCAGCTGCCGGTTTTGCTCCTGAAGGTTTTTTATAGCCTCCTGCTGCTTCTTGTAGTAATCTTCGCCCAGCGCCCTGTCTATCTCCCAGGATAGCTGGTTATAGGCGTTTGAAAGCCTGTTAATTGTCTTTTCGTGCTCCTTTATCTGGTCATCGATCTGCTTGTCAAGGTTGCCGCAAATAGCCTTTATAACGTCCACAACGGCGTTCACTACAACTAATGCGGCCTGAATGATTGCCAGAATTACAGAGGATTTTTCCGCTGTATCAATGGCCGCTGCTACTCCTACCGCTACCGCTGCGGTACTTGCAAGCGAAGATATAGCGGTAGCACCAACGTCCCCGATAGCATCTTTCAAAGGGCCGCAGCTATTTATCGCGTCTGTTACAAAAGCAAAGGATTCAGCCGTACTCTCGCCCAGCTGCTTCCAATTCTTTTTGATGTCCTTCGCGCTGGTCTCGCTGTCGCTGCTCGCGCTGTTGAAAATGGCCTTTATACTCTGGCCCATCGCTTTGAACGGGTTGCCCTCTACAAGTACCTTTTTAGCCTCATTCAGCTTGTTGGTTACGGTCTGAAGGTCCACCGGGTCGAAGGTGCCGGAAAGGCTTGAGAATTGGGACTCAATCTCAGCCACAAGGTCCTCTATCTGGGTGGCCGTCAATTCGTCAAGGTTGCCGAAAAGCTCGGACCAGCTCTCTGAAGCCGTGAGCGTCTGTGCCGCAAGCTTGCTAATTTCCTTTTCCTGTGCCTTATCCAAAGCGTCCAGGATAGCCGTGTTTCCGGTCTCTGCGGCTAAGATCTGGGCCTGCTTGCGCTTCTCTGCATACTCCGCTTCTATTTGTGCCTTCTTTTCCTCGAAGCTGCCAAATTCGGAAATAAGGGCTTCGTAGTCCGCGCCGCTCTGCTGGTCGTAAAGCCTGGAGCGGTTCTCCATCGCCCTTTCTATGCGCTTCTTTTCCTCCTCATCCTCTGTCTGGGTAAGGGCGGCTTCCAGCAGGGCCATATCCTCCTGGTATTTCTGCGCAAGCTCGATTTTTTGGTCCAAATAGTCCGCGTATTGGGTTAGTAGTTCTTCCGTCTGCTCTTTCTGTTGCTGCGTCGCGTCGCTCTCCGCCTCATCCAGCGCTTCGCCCTTGCTCTTGCCGAGCTCGCTGTCGTCTCCCTCCAACTCCTGCCGGCGCTCCTGTATGATATTGAGGACCTCAAGTATGCTATTTGCTCCGTCCAGCTGCTCCTGAAGGCCCGCGCGGAACTCCGCCAAAGCTGCGCCCTTCGTTTCCTCCGCTATTGCGTTGTTGATAGCCGCAAGCTGGGAGCGCTGTTCTTCGCTGCCTTCGCCTGTCATCCCTGCTATTAGCTCGGCCCGTAGGTTCTTAAGGTAATCTACGTAATTGGCCCCGCCCTTCAGAAGCTCGCTATATTCCTGGTTTGCGGCCTCCCGGACGATGCTGTCGCTGCTTGTAGCCCATTTCTTGAAGTCCTCGTAAGCCTTCTTTTTCTCGTTCAGCTCTGCGGAAAAGTCCTTTTCTTTCGCGGATCCGCTGCTTCCTGTCGTCTTGCCTGTTCCGGATCCACTCCCTGCGCTTGCGCTTCCTGAAGCTTTAAGCCCCGCTTCCTCAAGCAGGCGGCGGCCCTCCTCCTCGTATTTCGCGGCATCCTGGTAGCCCTTTTCGATGATGGCATTCAACTCCTCAAGCTCTTTTTTCTTCTTCGTCTTGGCCGTGTTCTCAACCGTGTAGGTACCTGCTACGCCATAGTTTGAAGTTTGCGTTACGGTCGTGGTGTCTGGCATTGTTTCGATTTCCTGCTCAAGCTGAAGGGCTTTTTTCAGGTTCTCCTGCTGAAGCGTGCGCGCTGCGTCCGCTTTCGCTTTGGCCATCTGCGCCTGAATGTAGGCGGCTGCGTTGTTCTTCATAAGCGTCTCCGCTTCGTTTACGTCGTTTACCGCTACGCCCAGCTTGTTGAATTGATCCCGGTGTTCCTCAAAAAATTTTTTCTTCGCGGCCATATCGTTCCCCAAAGCGTTCCAGGCCACCGAAAGCTCCTTTACGGCTGAAATGGCCGGCGCTGCGTTGCTGGCCACCGATTTCTGTAGTTCCTCCGTCGCTTTCCTCGCTTCTTTTGCCTTGCTTACGAACTTGGATATAACGCCCACCAGGGCTGCTACTGCTGCGGCTATCCAACCGAAGACCGGCACGCTCTTAATGGCTGCGCCCACCATCCTGAAGGCTCCGGCAAGTCCCGTATTTGCTACGGTGCCGGCTGTGGCCGCTGCGGTCTGCGCTGTCTGCGCTACCGTGGCCGCTCCTATAACTGCCGGGCTTTTAGCCATCTCAGCGTTGTATTTCTCCCGTATCTTCTGAAGTATTACAACGGAGAAATAGCTGTCCTTGTTTAGCGTGTTCGCAACCTGCTGCAAGCCCATCGTTATGCCCATAAGGCTCTGAACGCGAAGCATAATTTTCTGCAGGTTTTCGTTTTCCGCGCCAAAAAGGCCGATAACGCCCTGGGCTGCGCTGAAGGCTCCGGAAACGCCTGAAACGGCGCTAATAACGCCCTGAAGCCCGGCGTTATCGTGCGCAAGGATCTGCGCCTGCATCTGCGCGTCCCCCATCGCATCCTTCAATCGTCCGGCTTCCTTCTGTAGCTTCTGGTACGCCTCCGTTCCCCTCAATCCGGCCTGCTCCATCTCCGCAAGTTGTTCTACAACGTTGCGCAGCTGCGTGCGTAAGCTGGTGTTAGCCTCTGAAGCCCTGGCGCTCTGCTCCGCCATCTTACCCATCTTCTCCTCCGTCCTTGCAAGCGCTGCAGCCTGTTCGTCAAGCGTGGCCGTTGCCTGCTTGTTAATCTCCATAGCCTCCTTTAAGGCTGCGGCCTTGCGGCGTAACTCAAAGACTTCTTCTTGGGTTACGGTGGTGTTGTTGGTGCCCTGTATTTTCTTGAGCTCCTCCTGAACTGAGGCGTATTCGCTTTTAAGCTGCTGCGCCTGCGTCTGAAGGCGTGCGGCTATGTCGTCAAGCTGGGACCAGGTCTTGTTAATATCGTCGCCGGCTTTCTCAAAGGCTTCCTTCATACTCTTTCCGCTTTTCTGCGAAACGTCAGAAAGGCCTTGTATTCGCGCGCCTGTTTCCTCCAGCGCGCTGTCTATTTGTCCGGTTTGGGCCAAAAGCTCAAATTCAAGACTTCCGATTTTGCTCATCGTTCTAAGTTGTTTATAGCTTGTAATATATCAGCGGCGTTCTGTTCTGTTACCTTTACGACCTCGACCCTGCCGCCGTCCTTTGTATTCTCAACGCTTGGGGCATCTATTATCATCCTTTCTACGGTGCCCCAGGGTATGCCGTGCAGAAGGTAGTCCAACGACCAGCCGAAGTGGGCGCAAATCGAACCCCGGCGGCCATCCGGGCTTTTTAGCCCGCTTACTCTATACGACCCGTCATCGGTTGTGTCGTGCGTGCGCCGCTCATCAATCGCATAGAGGCTATAAAATCCCCTAAATTCGAAACGGCGGTTACGGTCTGCGCAAGGCTTACAAGCTCCGAAGGCCGAAGGCTGTGCAAAAATATTTCTGTCAAATCGTCCAGCGCCTTGTCGTTGCCCTTGTACGCCGTTCTTCCGTACCTCTCGCAAGGGATAAAATAATCTTCGCCCAGGACTGCTATTGCAATTATCCGGGCCATTCTGCGGGCGTTTATGTTAGCCAAATTCTTAGCCGTGCGTATGGTGTCCGCCCCGCCCTTCAGGAGCTCCTGTTCCGGGATGTCCATATCAATCCAAATTGCCGACAATCTGTCAAGCGTGGAGAGCGTCGGTTCCTGGATCTCGTATTTCTCGCTTATAGTCTCAACCTGGTAGCCAATTTTCGGAAAGGCCTTTTTCCGGCGGATCCTCCGTGTAATAGTGAAGCTTACCCCGTTCCCGATTATCCGGTTCAGTTCGTCGCGCTCTATGTCCTTCAGCGTTTTCTCCGCGTCCTGTAATATATTTTCGTCTGCTGCCATAATTCCTGCTATTTACAAAAAAGCAAGCCCCGAATTAAACTATTAGGGGCTTGCAACCACAACCACAGGAAGCCCCGCTTATGCCAAACTTACGGAAAGCTTCTTGATACCTTCTTTCTCCGGCTTCATAACGGTTCCGGTTACTTCTACGAGCACCATTCCCGTCTTGCTGAAGTTACCGTTAAGCTTCGCTACAATGCGAAGGCGCGGAACGGCGAACTTAAGGCCCTGAAGCGGTGTAATCTTCACGGATTTCTCAATGGTAGGCAAAACGTCCGGAGCCTCCCAGGTGTCGTGTTCCTCCGCCCCTTCGCCGGTTTTCTTGATGGTGCCGCCCATAAGGGTCTGCAAGGTCTCGACGGAAGGGTTCATAAGGCTCCATTTGAACTGAATTGTACCGGCGCGGCTGATGCTGAGCACCGGGTCATCTACTTCCTCCGCGTAGAAGTCCGTAGTAGTAGGGTCGTTTGTCGTCATCTGGGCGGTGTCCTGGTAGGTGTAGCCCAGCGAAGTCAAATTTTCGCCCATACCGCCATCGGCGGCTATGTCTCCGACCTCAATGCTCGCAAGGCCGAGAGTATATACTTTTTTAGCCATAATAAACTTTGTTTTATTCGTTTGTCTGAACTATGTAACAATTTACCCGAATGTTAGCGTAGTGCTCTGGCACCTGTGTCTCGCGGATAATGTTTTCTCCTACGATCTGCAAGCTCAAGCCCTCAATATTCGCCGCGTTGATAGTCTGCCTTACGGCTTTTACAACCGGGCGCAGGCGTTCTCTGTTGGCCTTCCTCTGCTGGACTCCGTCTATGGTCAGAAGCAAGTCCGGAACGTGGATATTTACGTTTACTACGGCGTTCTGTGGCCTGGTGCCGGTTCCGCCTGTAATCGTATTTATAACTATGTCCACCTTGCCTGAACCCTCCGGCCTTTCGCCCAGGACGAAGATGCCCCCGTCTATGGCTGCGGCTACCGGCTCGGAAGCCTTGAGCGCCTTATACAAAATATCTTCAAGCTCTATAGTCTGCATTTCTGTGGGTGTTATAGCCAGCATCGGTTATGAAGCTGGCCGCGGTCGTACTTCGCTACTGTTCCGGTAATTCTCAAGAGCCCCGTTCTGGTGCTTTCGGCTCGCCATCCTTCGTCCCTGAGCATCTCCGGTTGAACCTGGAAGGCGGTAACGGCTACCTTTGTGCCTTCCGGTATCTGCTCAAGCCCTGCCGGAAGCTGCACAAGGGCAGCGAACACAAGCACCTGGCTGTCGGCCACCTGAATGGTCGCGCCTTTGCCATTTGGCTCCTCCCTGCAAACGGAGAAAAGCTCCCAGCTGTCCTGCGTCCCGGCTTCGAAGCTGCCGTTTTCGTTCTGCTGCGCCTGGGCTGCTCGGTAGATGTAGAGAAAATGTGGGTATTGCCTCAAGCCTACCATAAGTAACTCTTATTTCGAATTTTCGGTTTTGAAACATCCTGCAGGCCCAACTCCGCGCAAGTGGTGGAATACCAAAGCTTGAGCGCCTCAATATTCCAGCTTATGCTGAAGCCGCCTTCGCTTACGTTTGCCAACGGGATAACGGTTGCGAACTCCCTGCAAAGGGCCGTTTTCGCTGTCCGGACGTCCACCTGGGCCTCCGGATCCGGTATCAGGTCCGCCTGGTTGGTAAGTATCAATTCCGCGTCCGCCTCTCCTATCTGGAAGCGTGAAGCTGTGCGGGTCATCCACTCTTTGTACGTCATAGCTCTGCTTTTATTCGGGTTAAATGGGCGGTTATGCTATGTAACCGCCCTTAAATGCTACTTCGACCACGCGTCGTGTGTTACGTCAAGAAGGTAGCTGTTACCGCTTGCAAGCCAGGCCGGGAAGGCGTTGGCTGTGCCGATGGTTACTTCCTTGATCGGCTCCTCCTCTGCGAATTTCTTGATAAGGATAGGGCCGTTCATTACCTTGATGGCCGGTGTGCCCTCGCGCTTGAAGTCGGTCGGAACGGTCCAGAATGTCTGGCCCTGCACCAGGCTCTCGCTGAACATGACAACGTCGTCAGCGAATGGGTTGCCGGTGTGCTCCTCGCCGTTTGAAAGCTCTACGGTGATATTCTGGTCTATTACGCGGATCTCAAGCCCGTGAAGGTAGGCCAGCGTTTTGAGCGCGGTGTTTACCGCATCTACGGTAGGCGTGAAGGTAGCACCGAGTACGTTCTGAACGTAGCTTGCGGAAATTTTCTTTACCTCCTCAATCTCTGCGAACTTTGCGAAGGTGTTAGTATTCATGAAGGCGTACTTAAGGTTTACACCCTTCTTGCGCGCCGCTGTAATAACACCACGGAAGTCCTTAGAAATAGGCTTTGCCGCTACGTTGTCCCAGGTGTTGGAACCGGCGAAATAGCCCAGCTTGCGCTCGCCCATCTCGTAATCTACGTCGAACTCTGAAAGCGGTCCTACGTTGTTCTCGTTGGTAAGTGTAACCTTACCTAAGGACATAGTCTGGAGGGCAATCCATTCAAGCCTGGAAGCTACGCCGTCCCAGCAAAATTGTGTATCCTCCGCCCACGCCTCTACAAGCGCCTTAAGGTTCGCGTCGTCTGAAGCAAGTGCGACCATAAGGTCGTATTCGTTCAGCTCGTCCTCGTCCTTCTCTCTCTTGATGGCTACCTTTGGAATATCGCCGGTAAGCTTGGCGATTGCCTGTCTGGTTTTGGCTGTAAGCTTCGAACCCCTGGCCACAATGTCTGCGGCTATGCGAAGGCCGGCTTTCCGCTCCAGCGCCTTCCAGGTAAGTGTAAGGTTCTGTTTAAGCGGGAAAAGGGTAGGCCAATAGAATGGGGTAAGGTTGTAGCTATTTACAACGGCCTGCATATCTCTTTCGTTCAGGCCCTGCATAAGACTCTGTATCATCGTTTACCCTCCTGTTAAATGAAGTGAATACCTGAAACAAGTGCGCGGACGCTCTCTGGGGCTACCGGTGCCACCTGCTCCTTAACTACGCCTACAAGCCAGGCGTTTGCGAAAATGTTGCCTTTGGCTGTTACGTTGTAGCTGTCGCCAACAACGGCGTAAGGCGCGCCGAATGGCAGCGCTGAGTCTGCGCCTCCGGTCTGCGCTTTTGCAAGGATAAGCGCGTCGCCTTTTGCTGCGGCTCCCAGGGTGGTGCTCACTCTGATATCCTCGCAGCTTGCGTCTGCAACGTTCTGCGAAATGCCGGTAATAGCATAGGCCTTCGCCCCTGCCTTCAGCATAACAACGTCACCAATTTTGAAAAGGTGCCCTTTCTTTACGGTGTAGGTTGTTGCGTCTGCTCCTGCTACTGCTGCTACCAGCGCGGTCTTTACAACGTGGAAAACGCCCGTAGCGGCGTCCTTTCCTACGACTGCGCCCTCCGGGAGGATAGCTCCGTCCGGAAGGTCTGAAGTAGCTACGTTTACGCCGTTGGGGATGTCCGCCACCTTATGTACGAAAGCGCGAATTACGCGCCCATCGCTCTTTCTGTAGATTTTGAACATAATTTTACTTGTTTGTTGTTAAATGCTCTTGCCGCTCAAGCCGCCGCCTTTGCCTGCGGCTGCATCGGCCTGGTCCTTGATGAAGCTCGTAACAGCTGAGCTTACTCCGTCGCTGTTCTTGGACCCGAAGATAGGCTTTGAAGCCCCGCCGAGGCCCGCGTTTGCAAGCTCCTGAGTAAAGTCTGCTACTGTCTGCTTCTGCTGGTTAAGGTAGGCGTTAAAGGCTTCATCATTTTCAAAGCTGCGGCCCTCAAATCCTTCAAGAATGGATTTCTTGAAAGAAGCAGGTACGTTTGTGCCTGAAAATATCCCTTCCAGCTGCGCTTTTCTCTGACTGGCTACCTGTGCGCCGGTAATGGATGACACCTGGGCGGTAAGGTCTGCAGTAGCGGTTTTTACGGCGTTCTGTACGAGCTCCGCAATCTGTTCCGCTGTCAAGCCTGCGGATTCTGGCTGTGGGGGTGCCGGAGGATCCTGCGGTTTCTGCTTCTTGTCCACGAAGTCGTACTTTTCTTTAAGGCCGGCTTCGAATGTCTGGTTTGCCCTGGTAATTTCCTTGTCTGCGCCTTTGCGCCAATCTGTAATGAAGGCTGCTACTTTCTCCGGCGTCATCTTCTTGACTACGGCTGTAGCTTCTTCGATGGTCTCGTTGGTCTGGCTAAGCGCTTGCGCCAATACCTCAAGCCCATCACGTCGCACGCCTTGAAATGTTGAAACAAGTAGCGCGAGGATTTGTTCAAATAAATTCATTGTAAAAGCGTTTTAGTTTACTCCTGCAAATGTAGCGTATTAGTCTAATACAAAAAGCGCCAAAACAAGGCCTATTTTTCAATAGTTTTCCACAAGCCCCACAAATGGCCCTATTTTGCCCGTAAATTTTCCTGGTATATAATTATACCACCTTCGCAAGAAAACGCGACACGCGCAAAATTCGGCAAAAATAACTTAGTGTAAGACGCTGGCTCCGGCTCAAATTCCCGCCTAAAGATTTGGACGTGTGCAGTTTTCTTCGTACACTTGCGAAAATTGTGTAATTATGGCTAATTATAAAAACCTCCGAAAAAAGACGCCTTTTGATTTCGCGTCTGATTCTCTCGTTATGTCCCTGGGGCTTCCGGCTCCTGGTAAAGCTGAAAGCATTGCCGTTTGGCTCAACAGGCCGGCGGAAAACGCCCGCGCTCTTCTTGCTGTCGCCGAGGAGCTCCCGGATCCAGCGCTTGCTGAAGCTGTAAATAATCAGTTCGCATCTGAACTCCGGGAATTTTTTAACGAATAAACTTCTTTTCTTTCAAAATCATTTCTACTTCCTCGGAAGCGGATCTGTAAACATATCCTTTTCCCGTGAAGTAGTAGCCGCCTCTTGCGTTAGCTATTCTTGATATTAGCCCCTCAATGGTTTTTATTGAAGGGTCCTTACCGCTTGCTAACTTAATACCACCCTTCAGCAAAGCTTTAGCAAGTTCCGTTTTTTGGCTTCCGTAATTTCCGTAAAATAGGCCCTCTCTGACCGCGGCTGTTACCTCTGAACGGTTAAGCTTCAAAGTGTCGATTATCTGGTCGTAATTTATGACCATTTGGTTGTAGCCTGAGGACAATCTATTAGTCTCAAACTCTGGTACCGGGTTCCCTTTTGCGCCCAGGGCCTTATAAAATTCCGGAAGGCTTTTTCTTGCTGTGAACTCATTAGCAAGCTCCATAAATTTATCCTGCAGCTTCGTCGTAGCAAATTCGTCACCCTGGTTTACGTGCCTATTATGCGTAATCTCGTGCCAAAGCGTACCCATTGCATCTGCTTCTTGCTTTGTTATAGTATCTGATTTGCCTGTCCGTATCTTTTCAAATGCGGAAATACAAAGTTTCAAACGTTCTGGGGTTAGATTAATTTTGCCTTCCATATTCGTAGATCCGTTTATTCCCCGCCTGCTGGTTTCTACTAACGTAAAGGAGGCACTATTCTGAGCCCAGCGTTTCCCTACAAGTCCGGCGTTTACTGCGTTAAGGCCATTTACGACATCGGTAGCTGTTTTATACTCTATATCTGGGAGCTTGTCGCTGGCCTCTGATGCTTTCTTCGCTGCTGCAGCCGCTGCTGCTTGTGCTCTCTGCTTCTCCGCTTCTTTTTCCTTCAGCCGCTTATCAAAATCCGCACGCGCCTGGTTGGCTGCATCCTTAAGTTTCTGGACTGCTTCCTTCCACGTTGGCCCCTGTGGCTTAATCTCGTACTGTTGCAGAATGTTGTCGTATTTCGTATATTCCGGGTAATCTTTAAGCTTATCCGCGAAAATTCGCAACCTGGTACGCGCTGTAAGCCATTCCGTACTGCGGTCGTCCTTCAATTCCTGGAGGCGTTCTATCTCCTTCTTCAGCCCAGCTTTGTCTCCTGCTTCGCGCAGGATCCGCGCCTGTGTGGTGTCAAGCTCGAAAGTAGCGGACCATTTCTCAAGGTCTGCCAGCTCCCCGTCGTACTCCGTTACCGGCTGAACCTTCGCGCTTTCCTTGACCTGCTGCTTCAGGCTCGTAATCGTGTCCACGAGGCCCTTTGTCGGGTCTCCTCCTTTGTAGTTGTCAAGAATAAAGAAGGGGACTTGCTTTGCGCTCTTTATGCGGTCCGTGTTGGCCTTTACCCATCCTGTAAAGGCTTCCGGCAGCTGCGTTACGGTATTGCCGGCCTTCCAGGTGTCAAGCTTTCCGGCTGCAAGCGCGCGGATCCTCGCCCTGAAGTCGCCTTCCGTTAGGAAAATAGGGATCATCCTGCACCGGCATTGTGGGTGCCATCCGGTCCATTGGAAGGTCTTGGGGTAATCTCCGGCCAATTCGTCGCATATATCGTGGAAGGCTACGGCTTTGCCCTTGATTTTGATGGTGTGGTTGTTACTCAGCTGTATGCGGTAGCCGGTTATTAGCGGGTTGTTCTGGTAGCTCTCCCATTCCGCGCGCCTATAGGCCGCGTTTACCTCCGTCCGGGCCAGGCGCATAGCGTTCTGGCAGCTGCTCCTGTAAACTCCGCGCCCTGGGTGGTAGTTCCGGGCGTTCCTGGACAGCTCAAGTTCGCCGGTCTCCTTGTTTCGTACTCTCCTGAATAGCTTGTTAGGGTTGCGGAGGTAGCTCCGGACGCTGCGGCTTATCTCCGCCGCGCTTTTCCCCTGCAGCACGCCCTGCTGGATGATTTCCTCTATCTCGCTTTTGCCGCTCTGGGCTATGTTCCATACTCGGTCGCTTATCGTCAGACCGCCGTGCTGCCTGTTATAGAAGGCGGAAGCCGAAACGCCGCGCTTGCGCAAGTCCTCGCGGCTGCGGTCCGCTATTGCTCTTACGGCCTCCTTGCTGCCTTTGATGCTGCCAAATGCCGAATAGCAGGCGTTTGTAACGCTTTCTTCGCCCTCCTGCCAGGCAAGCTTTACGCTGTCGGCCAGCAACCTGTCGGCCTTTCCTGCCATAACGGTTAGGCTTCTAATAAGCTGCTTTGTCTCCGGGCGATTTTCGTCGAAAGTGAAGCTTTCTCCGGCTACTATTGCCTTCCTTACGGCTGCTATCTTCAGCGCGCCTTCGTAGGTGCTGCCGAAAAGGTCGGTAAGCTGTCTTTCGAGCCTGTTTAATAGCGCGTAGGTCTCTACCGATTGCGTCGTGTATGTTTTCTTTGCCATTATAGTGCTGCTTTAAGTTCCTCTACAACAATGCCGATATATTTGTCCAGAATTTCCTGCGCCTTGTTTGCCGGGCCTGTAAGTACGTCGTAGCCCTTGCTTTCTACATATAGCGCGTAATATTCGCCTGCTACTATTACGCCCACAATGCCTTCGGAATACTGCCGGGCGATGCTCTCTACATCCTCCTTCGCCTTCTGCTGTCCTTCGTCCCCCGTTCCTGCGGATCCGCTGCCGCTGTTTTGGTAGTTCTCCGCCACCAGGTGTCCGTCCAAATATACGCCGAAGCCTATGGAGCTGCGCAGGTTGTTCGTCTGGTCGGTGTATGTGTCAAGCTGGCGGGCCTCCGTCGTTATCTCAAGGCAGGCCATCTGGAAAGCTTCGACAACGGCCTGGACCAGAATGTCTGAAAGCCTGCCTAAGCTCTCTATTACTTCGTTTACGTTGAATTTTGCTTTTATACAGCTCATAAGCGGTCGTTTATTTGCCCGGAAAGGTACCTAATTTGCCGTTTCCGGGCCTTTGTCGGTTTCTGTGGGTTCTTATATGGTCGGCTCCGTAACGCTGCCGTAGGAGGCCATTTCTTCCTCCTCCTCTATCGTGTCAATCTCTCCTGTTACGTCATCCGTCCATCCGAGCCGTTCTACGGCTTTCTTGCGGGAACTGATAGCCTTCTGGCCTGTGGCCGCCATAAGGATTTCCACCTTCTCCTTCTCATCCTCAAGCGTGTAAGGCGTTACAATAGGCTCTACGTTTACCGTCCTGCAAGCGTCCGCGAAGTCTTTGTTTCCTGCGTTCATCTGGGCCAAATACTCAAGCAGCACCGCGTAACGGCGGCTAAGGAAGTCCCCGAAAACCTCCATTTTGTCCTCCACCTTCAGGTGTGCGTCAAGGAAAAGAAGGCGAAGCGCTACGCCTGAAACGTTCAAGCCCTTTACGCTCTCCCAGCTGATGTCCGGGGTCTGCGTTATCGTGTAAATCAAGCGCAGAAGCGTCTCTATCTCAAGCTTAACGCTGTCCGGGGCTTTGTCCCAGGTAAGATAGTGCGCGTCTCCGTCCGGGGACATCTCAATTATGGCACCGGCTTCGCCCTTCTTTGCGAAGTTGATAATATCGCCCTTCGTGACAATCTTCGGGCTTGCGTGGTAGTCGTTGGTATCTGCGAAGTTAGAAAGGAGCTTTTCCAGCCTGTCAATAAGCGCCTGAACATCCGCCCATTCGGTGTCCTCCTGCTTTACGTAAATAATCGGGATTTTGCCTATCGGGTTATTTGTCGGGTACCCTTCGCAAAGCTTCCAGCCTCCGCTTCCGTTCTCCCACCTGTAGGTCTTTTCTGCGGTGTATGTCTCGAAATAGGTGCGTTCTGTCTTGCTCGCGTCCGTTACGGTAAACTGCCGCGAAAAGGCCACCATATCTCCTGTTTCGTCGAAGTATGGGTAAAGCTCATCGCCCTTCAACGGCGAAAATATCGAACACCGGAGCTTGAAGTAGGAATTAAAGCCATAGAGGCTGTTATTTGGCTGCGGTACCGGGTACCAATATTCGGCGGCCTCCGTGCAGCTGAATACCGCGCGGGCTATCCTCCTGTTAAGCGTCTGCGTCTTTGCTTTCTTCAGTATCTTCTTCAAGCTCTTAAGCGCCTGTTCCTCCTGCGCGTTCTCCGGATCCGCGTCCAGAAGTACCTTGTTACCGAAAAGGAAGGCCACCGCCCTCTTTACGATAAGCTTCTGCAAGGCTATGGCTACGCGCTCCACCGGCTCCTTCCTGAGCTGCGTCCCGTCCTGCGACATGCTGGTCGTGACTCTGACTCCGTCGTCGCTTCCTGTGCCCCCGTTGTTCGGGTCGTTGGCATCTACCTTCACCCAGCGGTCCTTGCGCTTTGCCGGGTTCATAACGTCGTGCTTCTGCGGGTCAAGCTGCGCTTTAATCTTGGCCACATCCGGCTGGCTGCTTCCCCTGTTGCTCTTGAGCTGGGTTATGACCGCATTTGTGTCCTCCTGTGCAAGCACCCCGGCTATGCCGGTAGGCTGCTGCTGTACTGTCGTTTCTTCCTGTTCCATAATATTCTTCGGTTTTTATTGAAATAGTCCTACCGGGCTTATTCTGCCGGTGTCTTTCCTCATTTCTATCGTTCCCGTCAATGCGTCCGGGGCATCGTCGTGGGCGTTCTTTCCTATCTTCGAAAAGCCTGTTATAGCCTTGTGGAATTGCGGCCATAGGTAGTTCCAACCTGCCGGCATAAATGTAAGGTTCTGAACCTCTGCCGAATTTTGGAAGATCCTTTCATTCTTGTTCTGGTCCTGGTGGAAGCTCCTGAAGCTGGTCTTTCTGTTTGCGTAAATGCTCCGGCATATTTCCTCTACCTTCCTGGCGAAGCCGCGCCCGCCGTTGTTGCTCTCGATGTTTGCCTCCTGGACTCCGTACTTCGAAAGCCTGCGGGCTGTCTCTGTCTCCGTGACCTCCATAGGCTTGTCGGTATAGTAAACGTCTAAAATATAGTTCCCGATGTCGGTCTCAACGTAAATAATACAGCACAGGTAGTCCGTGCCGGTGTCCGCCGTGTCTATGTAGGCCTTTATTTTCCTGTATTTCGTCGCCGGTACTTCTTCGTAGGTCCGGAAGCCCCGTTCATACATTAGGCCCTCAATCGGTTGCGGGTTCTGCATATACTGCGTTTCAAATACAAAGCTGTTTTTCTCCTTGATTTTCATCAATTCCTCCAGCGTGTGTTTGAACGGCCACAAGGCCTGCGGCTTTCCTTCTTCGTCCTCGTATATGACCGGAAGCTTTATAACGGTCCATTCGTCCGGCTCAAGCTTTTCCAAATAGCCGCACAGGTCGTTGTCGTCCAGCCTCTGCATAATGATAATTATTGGCGTTTTGCGGCTGTTTACGCGGCTTCGGATGGTTGTCTCGAACTTCTGGTTTATTTTCTCCCTAACCTGCTCACTCCTGGCGTCGTCCGGCTTTATCGGGTCGTCTATGATGATGGCTCCTCCGAAGCCGTCCGCCTTTAGCGCCGCATCCTCAATCGCATCCACCTCGTTCTTAAGCTCCTGCGTCTCCTCCTTATCTTCGTCCGGATCCACCTGTCCGGCTCCGAAGCCTGTAACCTGTCCGGCTGAACTTATCGCGTACATCCCGCCCCCTGCTTTCGTCTCCCAGCGTCTGGTGGCTACCGAAGTGGGAACCGCGTCCGGGAACATCATGCGGTATTCGTCGCTTCGCATAATCTGCTGGACGGCCCTGCTGTTGTCTCGTGCCAATTCGTCGGAGTAGGACAAATGAATAAATTTTGAAGCCGGGTTTACTGCGAAGCCCTCCGCTATGAAGTGCTTAATAGCTAATTCGGTCTTTCCGTATCGCGGGGCTATGTTGATTATAAGCCTGGTTATTTCTCCCTTAAGCACCCGGTCCAGGGCGGCAGCGATCTGCCTGTGGTGGCGGCCTACTATGAACTTGCGCTTATATGTCCTTTTGTAGAAATAGCGCGTAAAGTTCAAGGTTCCCTGCATCACCCAGGTCTTTGTCAAATCTATGTCCCTGAACGTCTCCACCGGCTCTGTTAATAGTCTGCGTTCAACTTGTCAATGAAGGCCGCCGCTTCCTCCTTCGTCAGGACGCGCGGCTGGATCAGGTCGCTTCCGTCCTTACCGGTAAGCTCAACTTTATCCGGCTTCTTGCGGTCATATAGCCTGTTAGCAAGGCGTTCTATAGTCACCGTCCTGCCGTTCTTCATATCCGTCAATATTGCAAGCGCCTGCGCCTTCGGGTATGCCGGGGCGCTGTCAAGCATAACAAGCGCGGAGAGCTGGTCTTTGGTTAGGCTTATTAGCGTGCTATCCCATTCGTCCAGCTCCGTCTGCGAAAGCTCATATATTTTCTTTGCGCTCTTTCCGAACAGCGTCTTAAGCGTGGCGTTTACCTTGCTTTTCTTGCGTCCCTTCGGGTTTCCGCTCTGTCCCGGCTGCCAGGGTGGTCTCAGACCGCTTGTATTTGGATGTTTGTTCGCCATAAATCGGTGTTTTTGTGGTGTTGCCTCGGTGTAATACCGTTATTCTTTCCCGACCCTGTAGTTGCCTATAAGCTCCGCTTTTTCGCCGCTCTGCTTCTCCCAGCGCTTGATTATAACGTCAATATAGCACGGGTCCAACTCAACCGTAAAACAACGCCTTCCGAGCTGGTCTGCCGCTATAAGCGTGCTTCCTGAACCTCCGAAAAGGTCCACCACAATCTCTCCGGGCTTCGTGCTGTTCTTTATCAAACGCCCCACAAGCTTTACGGGCTTCATCGTCGGGTGGTCGCTGCTTACCTGCGGCTTGTTCTCGTGTATAGCCGTGTTCGGTATCTGCGAAGCTTCTATTATGTCCTTCAGCGCCTTCTTAAGCTCTGCTTTGCTCATAGCCTCAAGGTCAAGCGCTGCGGCATCCTCATATACGGTCAGCTGGTCCCTGCGGTCGGCGAAGTAATGCGGCGCGCCCTCCTTCCAGCCGTATAGGATAGGTTCGTGCTTCCATTGGTAGTCCTGAAGGCCTAAAACCATATTGTTTTTTACCCAGATAAGCTGCTGTTTGTAGGAAAAGCCCGCGCCTTCCATCGCTTCTATGAAGTTTATAGCTTCGCGGCTCGCGTAAAATATGTAAATCGCTGCGCCCGCCTTCGCTACGCTGTTCATATTCTCAAACGCTTTGCGAAGGAAGAGCCCGAACTGCTCGCGGGTCATCTTGTCGTTGGCGATGTCCTTCTGGATTCTGTTACCTTTGTCGGCCTTGTTCAAAACTTCGTTCTTGGCGGAATAATCAACGTTATAGGGCGGGTCCGACAGAATAAGGTCCGCTTCCGTGCCTCCCATCAGAAGCTTTGCGACCGCCGGGTCGGTGCTGTCTCCGCAGATGAGCCTGTGTCTGCCGAGCCGGTAAACGTCTCCGAAGTTGGCCGTAGCCTTCTTTGTCAATTCGTCCGCTACGTTGAAGTTATCTTCCTGGGCTTCGTCCTCCGGGACTGAAGTGTCAAGATCCGGAAGCTTTACGCCCCATTCGATAAGCTTCTGAAGGTCCCAACTGTTCGCCAAATCCTCCACGTTCCATTCTCCGTAGCTGTTATTGTCCTTAATCAGGTAGGCCTTTATTTTCTCCGGTGTGGTACCTGCCGGAATTACCTTGCAAATAGCGTCCTTGTAGCCCAATTCCTTAAGGGCCTTATAGCGCATATTTCCCGCTATAATTACGTACTTGCCTGCGTGCTCCAAAACAAGAATTTCGCGGAGCGTCATCATCTCCGGGTCGTCCTGTATGCTCTGCTTCAGCTTCCGCGCGTCCTCTCTGCTGCAAATACGCGGGTTCTTCGGTATTCCTGGCACCTGGCCGTCGTTAGGCTCAAGCGCGGAAAGAGGGAGGACCTGGCTCTGCACCAGCACCATCCCCTCAAATGAAGGCCCCGCGCCTGCGGCGCTCCGGGCCTTTGGGCTTGTCTGTTTCGTGGCCATCGCTATTTCCTCCTTCTTTCCGGTTTATGCGGGCATAAGTTCTGCCCCGTGAATGTCTCGCTTAACAAAAAGCCGTGCACCTTAATCCTGTAAAAGTCCGTTCCTTCTATGGTCGTCCGGCTCATTATAACGCCCTGCAGACCGGTTAGGTCGGGCCGGTCCGGGTGGTTCATGATGATAACTCTGTCGCCTGTGTCCATATCGCTGTAGTAATATTTCCGCAAATTTACAAATTCGTATTACTCTAATACTCAAATTTACCGGCGTATTATTGAAAAATTACCAACAGCGCCCGGACGGTGGCGGTATGTAACCGGTTACGGCTGCCATAAATTCCTCAATGCTCCGGCAAACTACGTATTTGTAGCCTTCGGCCTCGACCGCTGCCTGCCAGGCTTTCTGGCTGTCGCTCTGCCGGCTCCCTTTCTGCGTCGTTTTCATCTCAATGCAAAGCCCGTGAAACTCCCCGGAAGCTGAAGGCGCAAGGAGCAGAAGGTCTGCCACCCCTGCGGTTACGCCTTCGCCCTTCATAATGGCCGCTTCCGTCTTTCCCCTGGCTCCGCCGTTGCCTACAGCGAAAAGGTTAAGCGCAAGCTTCGGGTACTGAAGCCGGAACCACCGGACGCAGCTCTGCTGGATCCGGCTCTCCTGGTGCTGCAGCCTGCGCCTGGGCTCCGCTGCTTTCCTGCCCGATAAAAATGCTTCCATCTCCCATATCGGGTCTTTCTTTCCTGTCTGTCCCATGTTCGTGTGTCTTGATTGTGCCGAAAAATGGCACAAACGTTAAAACAGATTAGGCTCCTTCTCTGCTATGCCTTCAACGATGGCGCGGGTGCGGCTGATTTCCGCGTCGATCTTCCTCTCCAGGCGCTTGCTTGCATTCAAAGCTTCGCGGCTGCGGTCCCGGAAATACGCCTTTTGTGCCTCCCTCATTGCCGCTACGGTCTCAAAAAATTCCTTAGGGTTCATAATCCGGCCACCTCCGGGGCTTTCGCCGGCTCCTGAAGGAAGCGGAACGGGCCTTTTTTAGCCTCAAGCCGTGGACTGCGTCTGGTAGTTTCGTCCCATAAGGCCGTGAGCCCGTCAATCCTGTAGCCACGTTTCCTCAAGTAGTAGCGCATCTGGTATTCCCGCGCTTCGCGCTTTCTTACCGCTTTCCAGGCCTCCGCGTCGTCCGGCCTCGGTATGTATTCGCGGCGCCTTAAGTTCTGCTTCATCCCGCTCTGCATCCCGTACTTTATCCGGATCATTGCGTGGTAGGTGTTTTCGCGTCGCGTCCGGGCCGCCTTCTGTGTCTTTTCCCTTACCTTTTCCGCGCTGGCCCTGTCGCACCAGGACTCGCCCTTCTTGAACTCCCCGGCGGGGTTCTTACGCTCTCCCTTCCGGATGCGCCCTGGGTTGTTACGGCATTTCTCGCTTTTGGCCATCCCCTTCGTCGCCTTTTCCGTAATGTCCGCGCGCCTGGCCTCAAGGAAGCCGGGCGTTTTCTCCAGCTTCAGCTCTCTGGCCTTACGGTGCAGGCTGCTGTGGCTGATTCCCAATTCCCGCGCTAATTCGTCGTTGAAACGGTGCGGAAATTCCGCTATTAGCTTGCTTTCCATCTCCGGCGTCCAGCGCAGGCATTTGTTGCCCTTGATCTTTACGTTTACCGCAAGGCCCAAAGTCGCCGCAAGCCTGTAATACGTCGGCGTTGAAAAGCCCATTTCCGCGCAAAGCTGCCGGACCGGAAGCTCGTAAAAGTGTGCTTTGAAATACTCCGTTTGCTCCGGTGTTATTACCAGCTTTCTCATTTTTCGCCTCTCCTGTTTCCCGCCGTCCGGGCGGTACCACGTTATTTTTGCCATTTTTTGCGCACAAGGCGTTTTAATTCTCCGAAGGTGTAATTACTCCACCCGAACTTTCGGAAGGCTCAGAAGGCTTGTTTTCGGCTTTTCCTGCGTCCTCCTGCTTTTCCTCCTCCCTGCGCATGACTAATACCGTCTTTTCGGCTGCGTTCATAACGATGGCGCTTACCAGGGCGCGCTCCGCCGATGAAAGTCTGCTTTCCCTCTGGACTATCCTCTGAAACTCCGCCATAAGGGCTTCAACCTTCAGCAGGCCCTGTTCCTCCAACCGGTCGAAGGTGTGCCGCTTAAGCCTGTAGCCGTGTTCAAGCACCGCGTTCTTGCGCTGCTCCCTGATCCTGTCCACGCCCTCCTGAATGAATTGCCGGAACTCTGGTCGGCTGCCAATCTCTGCCGGTCCGGCCTGTGCTTTTGTCTGTGTCTTTGCCATAATTCAAAAATTTTAATGAAGTCGCGGAAGCGGCGGGATTTGCACCCGCGCACCTACGGCTCTGGCTGCTGAGCTACGCTTCCGGGGCCCTGGCCGAAGGGCCCTATTTTATCTACTAACCACATACTACGCGGCGGCCTTCGCGTATTAGACTGATACGCAAATTTAGCAACTTTTCAAATATTCGCTTACCTTGTCAGCCATTATCTTGAAAACTTTGTTTTGCGCGTACTCCGCGCCGTACTGCTGGAGCCAATAAACCACCGTGGAGTGGTGGTGCTTCAGTGCCCTGCCTATCTCCGGAAAGCTCGCGCCCTGCTCCCTGGCGTGCTTGGAGAATATCATACGCGCGAAGACGAGCCGCTGCTCCCTGTCCTTGCTCTGAAGCTGCGGGCCGTCAATGTCCAGGACGTTGGTTACGGCGTCGAAAATGGGCCCGAAGTGGTCCGCGTCGTCCATCGTCTCGTAATATATCGCCTTATCCGTCAGCCTGGCGATGTTCGCCTCAAGCTGCGCCCCACGGCTGGCCTGCCAACCCCGCAGCAAGTAAATGGCCGAACAACCCAACAGGCTCAATATGTCCACCGCTATGTGGCAGGACCACGGCGCGTCCTCCGGTAATCCGTTGCGCAAAGGGTTTACCGTCTCCCAACCCTGCGCCCTCAGCGATGCCTCCGCGCTCTCAAAATGCCTGCGCGCTACATCCAAAGGCCGGCCCGAAATGGAGCCGCTTATGTAAATACGCCTTTTTGCCGTCTCTTTTGCGTTCTCAGGCGTTCTAAATTCTTTTCCGTGTAATTCCTCCATTTTGCTGTGAAAATTGAAATTTACCCCGTTTCTGTGCGAAATAGCCTATATTCCGGCCCTATAGCTCGGATTCGAAAATGATATTACGTTGAACATCTCCCGCATCCTATCTCCTATCCGCTCCCCGTATTTCTCCGTTAGCGCCTTCGTCGTCAGGTTCGATGTCGCTATCGTGAAGGCCTGGAAG